AGACAATGAAACCTATTGTCGATAGTGAAGTGAAGAAAGATATGATGACAATGATACCTAAACAAACTCATTACTTTAATCAAAAAACTTTACACTTATCTGCCTGGAGTTTGAAGTGGGTGCAAAAGAAACTTAAAAATCTAATAAAGAAAGGACATAAGTTAGAAGATATAGACTATACTTTATTATTAGAAAAGAAAGAAGAACCTATTGCTGGGCTAGGAGTTAATACAGGAATAAAATTCTAATGGCTAATTGTAAATTTCAAGAAGATAAAATACTAAAAGACATAGAGACTTATATCTGGGAAACATACAATCAACATTATGCTAACGGTAAATATCAAGCTACTGATATGATAATAGACTCAGGACATGGCGAAGGTTTTTGTCTGGGTAATATAATGAAGTATGCCATGAGATGTGGTAAGAAAGATGAAAGAGAAAAAGAGCTATTTAAAATTATACATTATGCAATAATAGCTATATATGTAGAGAGGAACAATGGAAGATAAAGTGGGGAAGAAACCTTATTTAGGTATAACAATAGATTATGATAAAGAAAAAGAGTTTGATAAATTTAGTTTAGATACTTTAAAAGATAGATATTTATGGGATAATGAAACACATGCACAAGAAGCATTCGCAAGAGCCTCCGTCTTCGGAGCAACATACAAAGGTGAAACAGATTTTGAGTTGGCTCAAAGACTTTACAACTATAGTTCCTCTCGCTGGTTCATGTTCAGCACTCCTATTCTTAGCAACGGAGGAACGACACGTGGGCTTCCTATCAGTTGTTTTCTTAATTATGTACCTGATAGTAGGGATGGTTTGTCTGCTCATTATGATGAGAATATTTGGCTCGCAAGTTCAGGTGGAGGGATTGGTGGATATTGGGGGGATGTTAGGAGTAACGGCATATCTACTACTCATGGCTCTCGTTCTACTGGAAGTATTCCCTTCATCCATGTAGTAGACTCACAAATGCTTGCCTTTAATCAAGGCACTACAAGACGTGGAAGTTATGCTGCTTATATGGATATATCCCATCCTGAGATAGAAGAGTTTATAAACATAAGAAAAGAAAGTGGTGGAGATATAAATAGAAAATCTCTTAACCTACATAACGGAGTAAACTTAACAAACGATTATCTTAATGCTGTAAAGAATGATGATGACTGGAGATTAATAGACCCTAAAACAAAAGAAGCAGTTAAGACTATAAAGGCCAGAGACTTATGGTGGCAAATGTTAAATGCCAGGGCTGAGACAGGAGAGCCTTACATGATTAATATAGATACATGTAATGACAATATGCCTGAAGCTCAAAAAGAATTAGGATTAAAAATAAATCAGAGTAATTTATGTTCAGAGATTACTCTACCAACAGATGAAGAAAGGACAGCAGTATGTTGTTTATCAAGTGTTAATTTAGAATACTTTGATGAATGGTCTCAAGATTCTTTTTTTATCGCAGACTTAATAACAATGTTAGATAATGTTATTGAACACTATATAGAAAATGCTATCGACACAACAAATTTAGGAGGTTATGTTGCAAATTTTAAACGTTTTAAAAAATATATCAAACAAGGGAAAGAAGGCTTTCTTAAATCTGCTTACTCTGCTTACAGAGAACGGTCTCTGGGCTTGGGAGCAATGGGTTTCCATGCTTACCTCCAGTCAAAAAACATTTCTTTTGAAAGTATCTTCGCTACAGGATTCAATCATAAAGCCTTTAACCACATTAAATCCTCGGCTCAAGAAGCTTCTAGGTGGCTTTGTGAAGTACGTGGCGAATGTCCTGACTTACATGGTAGGGAGCTTCGTAATGCTAACCTTCTTGCTGTTGCTCCTAATGCTAGCTCTGGTATTATTTGTAGTGGCACTAGTCCTTCTATTGAGCCTTATCGTGCTAACGCATATACCCATAAAACTTTATCAGGGTCTTATCAAGTTAAAAACAAATATCTATCAAAAATATTTGAAGATAAAAAAATCAAAGGAAAAAAGTTAGAAGAGATTTGGAAAAGTATTATTGCACAAGAAGGAAGTGTACAACATTTAGATGTTCTTACAGATAAAGAAAAAGATATTTTTAAAACAGCTAATGAGATAAATCAAATATGGATTGTTGAACATGCTTATCAAAGACAGAAGTATATATGTCAAGCACAATCAGTAAATTTATTTTTTACTTTACCAAAGACAACAGAAAGTCAAGAAGTACATGATGATTATATGCAGTATGTAAATGATGTGCATTGGTATGGAATGAATAAACTTAAATCTTTATATTACTTTAGGTCTAATGCTGCAAGAAATGTAGAGAATGTAAATATAAAAGTACCTAGAATTAAATTAGATGAAGTGGAGTGTGTAGCTTGCGAAGGATAAAAACATTTATAGAAATAGGAACGTGTGATTTTGATACTTGCCAACCTTTAGCCGATAGAGGGTGGGATGGAATTATGATAGAACCTAACCCTAAAGCTTTTAAAAATATGAATAGGGTTATGGAAGACTATGATAATATAGTTACTTTAAATTGTGCTGTGTCAGATTATGACGGTATGATTAAAATAGGATTATCAAAACAAAATTATCCTGATAAAGCTATACGAGGAATGTCTTCTATTGTAGATGAAAACCATAAAGGTGGTAGGATATTTGAGTATGAAACTTGGAGTAAAGAAGAATACTTAGATGAAATTATAGAAGTACCTTGTAAAAGATTAGATACTATTATCTACGAAAACCAAATAGAGACTATAGATTTTCTTAAGATAGATGTTGAAGGACATGAAATGAATATTCTGGAAGACTATACTTGGGATATAAAACCTACGTTTATCAAAATTGAACATAAACATATAGATGATATAAAAGCTGTAGACATTTTACAAAGCTATGGTTATATGACTTGGACAGAAAAAGATGATATTTATGGAGTTAGATAATGGAAGCATTTAAAGTATTTCCAAACGCATTAAGTTCTGAAGAATGTGATTACATTGCACAACAATGTGAACAGACTTTAAACATAGGAGATGCGACATTAGGAGAACAAGCTAAACGTGATGTTAGAACAAAGGTTAGAAGTAGTCAGACTGGTTTTATAGAAGCTGCTAACCTGGGACATACTGATTTATGGAATTATACATCTAGTAGATTATGGAATTTTGCTAATGAAGCTAACAGAACTTCTTTTGGTTTTGATGTATCTTATTTATCTTACATACAATATACAGTATATGAACCACCAGGAGACCATTACGATTGGCATATAGATACCTTTTTAGATACACCTAATGCTTATCATAGAAAGTTAAGCATGACCGTACAGCTAAGTGATGGGTGGGAATATGAAGGTGGAGATTTTGAATTAAGACATGATGGACTAGAAAAGCATGATACTAAATCAAAAGGAACAATATTAGTATTTCCTTCTTTTCTTTTACACAGAGTCAAGCCTGTTACTAAAGGAAGTAGAAAAACTTTAGTAGCTTGGTTTGAAGGCAAAGCATTTAGGTAAGGAGGAAAAATGCAAGTAGAAATTTATAAAGCTTTACAAAGAAGATACGAAGCTAAGATAGTAGAAGCTGAAGTAGAGATAGAGCTTTACATGAAAAATACAGTAGGAGTAGCTGACCATCCTAATCTTATTGATACACTTGATGGTCTATTTCAAAAATGGAATGAAGCTAATGAGAGACTAGAAGGACTAAATAAGTTTTGGTGGAGTCGTAATGAGGAAGCCGAGAAAAGCTAGACCTAAACAAAAAAATGTTCCTAAAGGCTACGATAGTAGATGGGAATATGATATACATAAATCTATTCTTAAAAAGTGGGAGCATCATAAATCTGAAGTAATACAATATACAGTTACTCATACTTATGAGCCTGATTTTGTAAAAACTATTGGAAGAAAAGTTATCTTATTAGAAGCTAAAGGAAGATTCTGGGACTATGCAGAGTATAGTAAATATGTTTGGATAAGAAAGTCATTACCTAAACATGTTGAGTTAGTTTTTTTATTTCAAAAACCATACTCTCCCATGCCCCAGGCAAAGAAACGTAAGGACGGAACGAAAAGAACCCATGCTGAATGGGCTGAAAAAAATAATTTTAAATGGTATAGTGAAGAAACTTTACCAGAGGAGTGGAAAAAATGAGTTTATTAATGGATAGGGAATATTACAAACCTTTTGAATATCCCTGGATGTATGATTATTATAAATTACAGAATCAAATGCATTGGATGCCTGAGTCTGTACCTTTACACAATGATGTAAAAGACTGGCAAGATGTGTCAGAGAATGAAAAGTATTTACTTACACAAATATTTAGATTGTTTACCCAATCAGATGTAGATGTAGGAGCAGGATATATAGATAAATATATGCCTATATTTAAAAAACCTGAAGCAAGAATGATGATGTCTTCGTTTGCAAACATGGAGTCTATACATCAAGATGCATATAGTCTTTTGTTAGATACAGTAGGAATGCCTGAGATAGAATACAAAGCTTTTGCTGAGTATGAAGAAATGTCTGACAAACATGATTATGTTGGTAATTTTAAACCGTTAAAGTCTGATAAGAAAACAATAGCTAAAACCCTAGCAGTTTACTCGGCTTTTACAGAAGGCCTACAATTATTTAGTAGCTTTGCAATCTTATTAAACTTTCCTAGATTTGGAAAAATGAAAGGCATGGGTCAGATAGTTACGTATTCTATTCGTGATGAGTCATTACATGTAGAGGCTATGACTAAATTATTTAGAGAGTTTATCCAGGAAAACATACAGATATGGACAGATGATTTTAAAAAAGAAATCTATCAAATATGTAGAGAAATGGTAAAACTAGAAGACAAGTTTTTAGATTTAGTATTTGAGATGGGAGATATTCAAGGTTTAACTAAAGACGATATGTATAAATATAATAGATACATAGCAGATAGAAGATTATTACAACTTGGTTTAAAACCAAATTATAAACAAAACGAAAATCCTCTACCTTGGTTAGATGAAGTTATGGGAGTAGAACATCAAAACTTTTTTGAAGGAAGAGCTACTACTTATATGAAAGCAGGATTAAGAGGAAGACATACTAACATTACATTTGCTGATTTATCAGAAGATAATGAGAGACTTTTTTAGAATTAAATCTAAAGTAGGAATTACTTGTGGTGCATTTGACCTACTACATGCAGGCCACGTAGTAATGTTTGAAGAGGCTAAGACGGTGTGTGATTATTTAATTGTCGCATTACAGATAGACCCTTCAACTGATAGACCAGATAAAAATAAACCTTTACAAAATATAGTTGAAAGACAGCTACAGTTAAAAGCTGTTAAGTGGATAGATGAAATAGTTGTGTATCATAGAGAGCATGAACTAGAAGATATATTTTATACTTTCCCTATTGATATAAGAATTATTGGAGAAGAGTATAAAGATAAAATATTTACAGGTAAACAAGTTTGTAAAGAGAGAAAGATAGAAATTTATTACAACAAGAGGGGACATAGTTTTAGCACTACAGAATTAAGGAATAGAAATGAAAAAGAAAAAACAGAGGAGTGAAGGGAATCTTATAAGTTTTAAAGTTTTATTAACACCTGACGGCAAGATTGTGTCCGAAGTGTCAGAGTTTCCAGTAGAAAAAGTTGATGAAGTTTTTGCTGCAATGGACAGACAAGTTATAAAAGTTTTACTACAAAGAGCAAAAGCTAAGCTTGAACCTCTACATAATTATTTACAGAGTGAAATTCAGGCTTTGTAAGAAAATCGACCTCACAGGATAGCCCAGGTTAAACGAATTGAGGGTAAGTAATACCTTACGTCCAAAAACATACAAAATGCCTTAGAGAGCCTCTCCGTAAGCGAGAGAGCATTTACACTATATTGTGTAGATTTTCACCTCTTTTTCCTTACCTTTTACAAAAATAGGGTCTAATTCTGTATATTGACCCTGATAATTCTTAATTGTCTCTTCACCTATGACTAAATTTTTACCAACAGACTTACATGAAGACTCCAAACGAGCAGCTAAATTTACAGCATCACCTAAACAACTATATTCAAACCTGGA